ATCAAACGGCGGCGGACAAGGTGGAAATGGTTCAGGAAGTGGATCCGGTTCCGGTGGAAACGGAAAAGCCGGTTTAGGTGCAATGTTGGACAAAGGTGGAAACGGTGGAAACGGCGACGACGCCCCGAAATTCGTTCCGCCGGGACTGAAGAAGGCCCAAGAAAACGCCGAAAATCTCAAACAAATGAAGGAATTCGGACAATAATCTGACTATATTAATATGAACCCGGAATTTTGTTCCGGGTTTTTTTTTGAACAATTTTGTTTTTTGTGTTATTTTTTTCTTTTCCTTTGTAATATTAATCGGGGCGACGTGGCCCTTAAACACGGAAACACTTGGGGCGGCGGCCCGTCTAAACGCAACCGGGAATCGATTTATCGAATCCAACTTTCAAAAAAAATCATTCAAATTATTAATTTCTAAAAACTGATATTATGGCCTTTACTCAAGGATTGTGTCAAAAACTTCAACAAGATTTGATCAATGTAGCCGGGTGTAACGCACCGGCTTTAAAACGTGACAAAACCGGATATTTGGACGCTGTTGTGTCTGAAGAAAATCGTTCGGGTGTCGAAATGATTCAAGTTCCAACAAACGGAAAATATCGCGCCGTTCAAATCAATTACAATAAGCGCGGAACTGAAGCGGACGTGAATTTGACTTGCACAAACAACTGTTTGGGTGAAATCGAAAAAGAACCGTTCGAAACTGTATTGAATATTACAAACTGTTTGGAAACAAAAGGTTTGATTTTCAATGACGATGAAATGAGAAAATTGTGTGAATCTGACGCCGCTTGGACCGCTAACGTGGTTATGGGGCAAATGAACGCCGTTAACGTTGCTTTAAATAAACAACTACTTGCAAAACAAGCGTTGAATTTTGGTAACTTCTTAGGCGGAACCGCTATCAAAAACGTGAAACTTTTCGAAGATACTACCAACGCGGCCCGTGCAATTGCATTGGCACAAATCAAACACGAACTTGACAATGTCGGTTCTTGTGGAACACCTTTATTGATTGGTGGCGGAAATCTTGACTTATTCGCGAAAGTGAACAAAATGGCTTGTTGTAACGCTAACACCGGAACAAGTCTTGAAGGTTGGAACAATGACGCAAGTTATTACAACGACCGTTTCGTTGAAGGTGTAATTGGTGCCGGTGAATTTATCGCCTTGGCCCCGGGTGCTGTTCAATTAGTAACTTGGAATAAATACGTTGGTTCTTACGCTAAGAAAAACGATGTTTTCGAACACGGAACAATCACGGATCCTTTCACCGGATTGACTTATGACATTAAAGTTCATTATGACGATTGTGCTGACCGTTGGGTGATTAAATTCTTCTTGAATTGGGAAATGTTCTTCATTCCGGCAACTGCCTTCGCCGCCGGTGACGACTTGTTAGGTGTGAACTACACTTTCAACTTCAAAGATTGTTCAACAATTGTTGCTTGTCCTTAATCTTTAAAGAAAAAAAACTGATCCCGGATTCGTCCGGGATCTTTTATAAAAAAAAGTAAAATCCAAAAAAAAGTTCACATGAAAAAGTTCATAAGTATTTTAACCGTTTTCGCCTTCGCCTTCCTGTTAGGTCCGGCCTTGGCTTACTCCATTGATAAACCTGAAGCGTCAACGGCGATTTCGTTGGTTCTTTTTGGTTCTTCATTCGTATTAGGATTGATTCACCCAATTCAAGCGGCTTTTATGGCAATTTGCCCGGCGGCTTGTGCCCCCGATTTACCTGCCACTTATACGGGTGGTTGCGGAATCGTAACGCGTCCCGGTGGAATCAAGAAGTTTGCATTTATAAAATGTGATTACGTCTTCACGGACATAACGGATCGGGCCGAATGGATCGCCGCCGTTGCCGCCGGAAACGTTGTCTTTTCAGGTTTAGTCCTTGGACAAAAACCAAAAGGATCATTCACAAAGAAAAGAATCGCTTCTTGTCAACCTGAAGGTGTTGTTGGTGCTGAAAAATCAATCACATTCCAAGATTATAACACCGATACAGTAACGCCGGGCGGTTGTTTGGCTTATGTATTTTGGAACACAATCTTATCGGAACCTTCTTCTTATAAATTGGCTTATGTCACTTGTGACGGTATGGTTTACGGACCTATCAACGACTTCCAACTTGAATTGGACGAAGTGATTGAGGACAATAATACCGGATCTGTGTTCTTCGATGGAACATTGACTTGGAACACAATCGCGATGGATTGTCCGGTTGCTGTTAACCTTGACGGAATCTAATCAAGATAAAAGTTAATTCAAAAACCCGGACGCGTGTGAAACGTTCCGGGTTTTTTTTTATTTTTGTCTAAATAAAAACCTCAACATGATTAAGCAACAACATAAAATCAACCAAGTTGATTCAATCGTTTCAAAGGCTGTTTCCCTTGTGGATTACGCCCTTGGACGTCTTTACGATGTGAATGTGACTTGTGTACTTCCTTCGGATAAAGAATTCGAAATGTTAGAACTTCAAGGCGGAAATATTGCCACTTTAAATAAGGCAAGAAAAGAAGCCGGGCTTTTTGAAAAGTCAGCGAATTCCAATCACAAGGTTGTGAAGAAATCTTTTTATGAAGAATTGAAATCGGGAAAAGGATTGTTGTTTCAGATTGAAACGGGATCACACCGATACAAAACCAATAAGGATATTGAAAACGCGATCGCTTACGTTGAAGAAAAAGTTCCGGAAGTAAAATTCGATAAGGTTGAAAATAAACTTTTCGATTCGTTCTTCGTTTATATCCCTTCGAAGAAGAAGGTGAAAACGGAAGAAGCCGTTGTTGAAGAACCAAAAACACAAGCATAATGAAGGCTTTTAAATACCTAATTATTCATTGTTCGGCAACACCTGAAGGAAAAGCCTTTTCGGCTGAAACTGTTCGTCGTTGGCACACGGCACCACCACCGGCCGGACACGGTTGGAAACAAGTCGGATATTCCGATTTGATTTTGATTGACGGAAAACGTCACACTTCTGTAAAGCATGACGGCGACAATTGGATTGATCCGGAAGAAGTGACAAACGGTGTTCTTGGATTTAATTCAGAATCACGTCACGTTTGTTATATTGGTGGAATGAGAAACGACGGTTCGAAGAAGATAAAAGATACTTTGACAGAAGAACAAAACCGAACCTTGTCCGCGATTATTGCCGAAGTGTTGGCGTACAATCCGAACGTATTAATTGGGGGACATAATCAGTATAATAATAAGGGTTGTCCTTCTTTTTGGGTTCCGAAATATCTTCGTGAAAAATGTCTTGTGAAAGTTCCTGAAAAAAATATTTACACAAACGATCCTTTTAAATATGAATCCTACTTGTCTAAATAATTTTATCGGTGTCAAGTGTTTGACGACAAACCCGAAATCCGGGTTGTGGATAAATCAACTTGAAGGGATAAATTTAAAGTACGCCGCCGACATTGTGGATTCTGATCACATTTCAGGACTTAAACTTCTTGAAGAAAAAATTGATTTTGCGACTTCGTTGGTTATTTCAGAATTGACGCAATACACGCTTCCGTTCTTCCGAATGAATTCAATCATTGATGAACTGAAGGTTGGTGAATTACAATCAACGACACTTGCACCAATGGCCGCCGATCGTGGTGTGAAATTCAATATCACCGATTCAAGATTGTTAAGGGTTCGAATCAGAAATGTAAAATTTAAGGCGCTTGAAGTTTTAACCGCCGGGGTGTTGAAAATTATCGACGGACAAAACACGACTTTATATCCTTTCACGACTGACGCAAACGGTGAAGCGGAAATCTTCACGGATTATTTATCGAAAACCGTTGAGGTTTTTGTGACGGTTGACGATACGGCGTTCACGGTGAACAATACTTTGATAAAATCTTCTTGCAACTGTTATCACAAACGAAGCCAATTTATAAGTGTTTACGGTTGGTCCGGATCCGGAACTTCCGTTTCAAGTTACGGGCTTCAGGTGGATTCAACGGCTGAATGTGACAATAATGAATTCGCGTGTGTGATTTCTGCAAAACTTGGACTTCCGATTCTGTATAAATCCGGAATCGAAATCGTAAAAGAGGCGATCACTTCCGATCGATTGAATTCAATGACTTTGCTTGACACGGAAAAATCCGAATTCCTGATTGAAGAATTCGAGAAACAATATAAAAATCAAATGACTATTCTTGTCGCTTCGCTTCCTGAATTAATGAAAAGGATCGACGATATTTGTGTCGTTTGTAATCAATCACGTTTTGTTTACGGAACACCTTAAAAAATTAATATTATGGGTTGCAATTGCGGATCTTCCAAACCACGACCAAAAGGCGGAAAAAAATGAAAACACCACTTCAACAAGAAATCGTTGACACACTTACAAGTATGTCAGGAATGAATATTCGTGAACCACTTTTAGCGGTGATCGGAAGTTTTTCAATTGGCGCCGTTTCCGGATTTATCGGTGATTGGATTTTTGATCCGGCCGTTTCTTATTTCGCATTAATCGGATTGATTGTTGCGGATCACATAACAGGGGTGACGTTGGCAATGAAAAGAAATGATTTCCAAACCCGAAAAGCGGCGCGGATATTTTGGACCGTTATCGCACACACGGCCCTTCTTCTTTTTGCGACTTCTTTATCGAAAGGATCACCGTCGTTGTTTTGGTTGAATGAAGCGATTTTCGTTCCGCTTGTGTTGATCAACCTTGTTTCACTTGTGAAGAACCTTTCACTTCTTGGTTATATCAAAAAATCATTCGCGGCGTTTCTTTATAAGAAAATTGACACTTATAAAAATGATATTTTGAAAACCGATGAAAAACCTGATTCTTCTTCTTCTTCTGATAACATTCCTAACTGAAGGGTGTATCACTAAAAAACGTTGCGCGGCAAAATTCCCGTTGACAACTTCAACCGTCACCGTCATTAAAGACACGACGATTGTCACGAATTCCAAACAGTTCGACACAATTGTTCGATTCTTTTCCCGTGACACAATCTTTTTAAGGGACCAAAAAACACGCGTTGAAGTCAAACTTGTTCGACTTCCGGGTGATTCAATTTTCGTTGACGCGAAATGTCCTTCCGACACAATCCGAATCCCAATTGAAAAAACTATCATTCAACAATCAGGTTATAAGGAACCTTTTCCTTGGAACAAAATAATTTGGATATTGGCGTTCATTGTTGCCGGATTATTCGGAACTTCGTTCTT